ATCGTATTGGAGTTATTAATAATAAAAGCTCTCAACAAGAAATTGCAGGTTACTTAGCAGCTTCTCATTTGTTGGGACCTGGAGGAGCACAAGAATTGGCACAAGGTAAAGTTGGTTCAGATGCGTATGGAACATCTTCAGCTACTTACTTTAAAGTTGGTTCAGCTACACAAGGTATTGGTAGTGGAGGAACATCAGCTGTAGCTTCTGCACCTGCGGCAGCGCCAACATCTGGTGTAACAATAGCTTCTGCTTCAACGGCTGCAGCTGATGCTCGTCAGGCCACTGGTGGCGGAGGAAGTGTTGCTATAGATAATTCACAAAGAACAACTGTGGCATCTGCACCCGCAACAGGAAGACCGGCATCTGCATACGATAAAGATATTGTTGATGCTCTTGTTGGATCCAGTTTTGCATAAAAAACCCCGCCGAAGCGGGGTTTAGCACTTGCATGGGATTGTTTACTTCGTTTCAGCAAGCGACTTAAAGTAATCTAAGTCCTCATCTTCAACACTAGAGGTATCAAAAGGAACATCTTCTTCCTTCAGAGTATCTAAACTATCAATTGCTTTAGTTTTAGGTGCTACAGTACCTTCAAAACCAAGAACTTTATCCAAACGAGATTTCAATTGCTCATAAGGTTTAAATTGCTTCTTCTCAGAAAACTCTTTTAAACCAAACTCTGATTTCCAAAGTTGCTCAAGTTTTTCATCATCACCTTCAAAGATTGCTGACTTACTTGCAAACTCTGATTTATCATAATTACGATAGCCTTCAACATTACGAATCTTTAATTTGAAGTTAGCACCTTCCCACATATCAAATGGGTTAACTGGTGTTTCATCAGCAAAATCAGGATTCATCGCCTCTGTAATCTTATCAAAAATCTTTTTACCAAATTTGTATAATCTTACTTGGCCTTCGTTGGCAGGATTACTTGGGTCAGAAATAACCAAAATATTAGCAACATAAGATAGTTTACGCTTTTGCTTTCTTGCGATATCTTTATTTGCTTCAATGCCAGAATTCCATAATGTGCTGTTGTGCTCACAGACGGGACATTTTTCATTAACTGTTGTTAAGCAATTATCAATGAACCAACCACCAGGTCCTTGGAAGCCATGTGAGAAAACACGAACCCATGGAAGAGCATCGTCACCATCAGCAGCTGGTGCTGGTAGAAAACGAATAACTGCCATACCATTGCCTGCTTTATCTACTTCTGGTTGCCAAAAACGAGTATCATCTTTAGAACCAGCTTCAGCGGGTTGTGATGTTGCTTCAATTGCTTTTGTGAGTTTAGCGAGGTCAGAACGGCCACGCTTTAGGTTTGCAAAACTACTCATAGTATTTCCTTTCGTATAAACGGAGTATTAATATTAGCGATGTATAAACGACTTATTCACATAAACATAGTATATCATTTATTTAGTAGCGTGTCAAGCGTTTTCATGGTTTCTTTAACATCTTTGTGAAGTATGCCTACACCACCTGCTTTGTTCCATGCCGTAATTACATCCGGTGTATCATCAATAATTACCGAACTAGGATTTGCCCAATCTTTTTTGTGCTTACGACCAGGCACAATATTGGCTTTATAATTAATTCCATGTTTTTTTAACCAATTGTTTTTTTGAACAGTTACTTCACCATGAAACTTCTCACCACCAGATGAAGATAGTATTTCAACATGAATACCTGGATGCTTGCGAATGTATGCCAACAATTCTTGGCCACCAGAAAACCAATCTAACTCCTCAAAAGCTTTTTGGTTTAATATGAAATCTTCCCAATCTTTTGACCAAGTTTTTCGGTCTCGTTTGGCCAACGACAAAAATCCATATAATTCGATAAACTTCTTTTCAAAGTCAGCAATCACACCATCCATGTCTAAGTATATCGTTTTAATCATTATATAATCTTTTTAAGTATCAATTTATATTTTACTACATCTTTGGGTAAAAAGTGAGCATATTTCGTTAGCTTCTTTTGGTATTCTGGCCAACGAATTGTGTCGGTGATTTTGTTGTTCCACATAGGCAAGAAACCTAGTATTTGTGTTAGCATGCAAAGAGTTTCAACATGAATCTCCTTACGCAAAGCTTTCTTTAACAGTATTGGATACTCACCATCAACCACCCGTATTACATCATTCGGTTCTTTACAATCTTCAAAAATAACTTTACAATCATTCTCAAAAATATACGACAACGATTGGATAATCTTTTGATGTTTGCGAAAATTCACTTCCGCATCTTCTGTCAATAAATCACCAACCCAAACATTTTCATTTTCTACAAAGTTAGCAACCAGAAAAGAAACCAAATCGTCTTTCTGTGTTACCTTACGAGCTAACTTATAAAAATGATATTTGTCCTTGCGATTCTCAAAGACCATTTTTGATGTGTTTGTCTTGCCGTTATACTTAAAGAAATCATATGATTGATGGTTGAAATGTAATTTGAGCGATTGATACACACTAAACGCTTCATAACCATCAATCATATTGGTAATCGTGATCCTTTTTCTTTCAGTAAATTCAAATCCATTGCGTTAGCCGTTAACTTAGATTTTAAATTAGCATTCACCAAAGTGGCCGCTACTTCAATTTCTAATCCAGTTTGCTTACAGTATTCAACAATGGCTTCAATATAATTGTAATCTGTATTTGCCACTAGCCCATCAATTGCTCGAGCAAATTTTACCATCTCGTCTTTAGTTGGCATTATTTGTCTGAGCTCTCAACTTGTCTAGGAAATGGCCAATTATTTTTTTGTAACTCCGAAAAATCAAACTGTGGTGTTTTAAATTCTTCGGTCTGCCATTCAGGCGGTTCTTCACCATAGTCAAAACTATCACTATGATTATCGAATAAACTTAATTGTCCATCAAAACTAAATCCACAACCTTTTAAGAACATCTCAAATTCATTAATAATATCATCTAAGGATTCACCATTGAATTCAACCGTTTTCTTTGAAACAATACTTTCGCTAAATGGCATTGGTTCATCTTCACATATAAAAGTAAATCTTGACATAATATAAATTCCTTAATTATTTTTTAACTGCTTGTTGTGCTACATTGTGTGATTGTGCTGAAGCAGCAAACGCAACACAAATTAAATCCGTGCTCTGAACATACGAACAACGAACCGAAATAGGATCAATTCCTTTTTTAATGGCTTCATCCATGTTTGCAGCCATAAGTGACCTATCGTGAATATTAAACCAAGCAATTGAAATAATTGTGGCTAATACTATTGTTGAAACGCAAATGACGATTGTTTTTAAATCGTTTATTTTATCTATAATCATATTGATTTTAAATCCTTCCTGTTATAAAAAATGTGCCGACCAATAACGGTCAATCTTTCCATATTTCGCCATTGAGGATTAACATAATCGGCATGGTAAAATAAGGCACCCTTAGATGGATCTTCCATCTTTTCGTGATTTACATATACATAAACTGCAAGTTCACGAATACTATTATATAACGAATTGTTTGTGTTTGTCAAGACCTTATTGGCAGATATTGCCTTTGGCCGTTCTTCACACCACCAAGAAAACTGGCAAATGTTCTGAATTTTTTGTTTGACTACTCCACAAATGTCATTTTCAAATCTACCGCTTTTAACACGATTGATGGTGACAAATGCCACGGCAATTTTACCAACTTCTGGTTCATGCCCAGCTTCAAAGTAAATGTTTTCTGCTAGACACTCAATCTGTTTCTTGGCATCTGAGCTCATAATATTGTAATTTGCTTTGTAAGGCATAGCCCGCAAATTGCTTACCGAAGTTATTGCTGTCAATGTTACACTTGCAACCAGTATCATTGTAAATAAAACAATAGTTTTTTTCAAAATTTCTCCTTTGTGTGTGTTAAACGGCCGAGAAAAACCGGCCGTCTAAACCCTCATCAAACAGATTTTTTTGTTGGTTTTGTATCTGTGGTTATGTTAGAAACGAAATCGTTTAAGGTCTTTGCCTTGTTAATGACTTCTTGTTCGGAGGGGAATGGCGGGTAACCTGGATGTTTCGGTGGTTCCTGCCCATTGATTTTGGCCGTTTCACAATCTGTCGACCATTGATTTGATATTACTTCACGCTTACCAAAATAATCATCGGAAAGCATATCTCTCGCCATTTTTAAAAGCTCGAGCCGTATTTCAAAAGGTGTCATATTTGACATAATAATTCTCCTGTGTGTTAATGTGTGTTATCGGCTTTGTGTGTGATGCCGACAACCTATTTAGTAATTACCAAGACCAAGAAACGCAAGAATACCTTATTCCGCTAGTTATTGGATCAACTCTATGTGGATAAAGAAAACAAGATGGAAATACAACAGCAGAACCTTTAGCCATTGGTACTACTTCATCACCCCACATTACGAGCTCACCGCCCGTATATTCATCATTGAGAGCTGCTAAAAAGGTCATTGTTGGAATGCCTTTACGCTCACCATCAAACAGGCTATGAATATGGTCACAATGCTCAGCCATCAAACGGCTTTCTTCATAACGATTAAATCTCACTTCACTAAAACCTGACCAACCATTAAACCATGGCAATTGTAATCGTGTTAAATATTCCTTAAATGCTTCATGTATTCTTTTCGTAATATATGGATGTGTTGATATGCCACGATTATATGATATATCTAATTCACGACTACCGCTTCGTGGATAAGAAGAACCATCTTTAGAATCATAAAAGGTGTGTTGTTGCCAAGGAGCATTTTCAATCTCATCACAGGTTTGTTTACATATATCACTAGGAATACATTCTTCAAAAACCATGACATAAGAACTAATATCACGATCCATACTAAAAGTTTTTTGTACCATGTTTAATCCCAAAGGTTCTGATAATATTTTCCAAACAACTTAAAGCCATTAGCTTTTCTCTTTTGATGAGCTTCTAAACCTTCATTGTCAACTTTAACTTTTGATATTCTTTCATTCCAATCTTTAATATCTTTAAGGTCTTTACATTCTGAATGGTCATAGAATTGTGATTCATCATCATCTGTTACTTTTTGTTCAAAAGCCCAAATCATCTCAGCGAGAATCCAATCCCAACGCATGAAGTGTAAGCTGTCGGTATCCCATTCATTCTCTTTTGGTTGTGCCATATGACTACGCAGATATTCTGGTACATCTTCATCTTCTGTATAAGGTGCACCATGTTTGGTTTTACTTAGTTGTTTCAACATTGGCAAAATAATATTAGCCAAGGTATGATCCATTGACCAAGTATCCCAGCGGTCAATCTTTACATATTTAATTGGTGGGTGAATGAAATCTAATACTACACGGATAGCGGTACTGATAGGTGTAATTCGGTTAGCCCATTGTTCAACCCATGCAGGATGATCCACATAATCTTTATCTTCAATTACGCCTTTATTACGGCCACATTTACTCCAATCAGTCCAGAAAAAAATGTTCTCTATGATTGTGTATGGAGAAATCCAATGGTCACGATAATTACTAATCCAAACTTTCATAACTTTTCACTTTATCAATATTACGAATATCAGAGATTCTTTTTCTTTGTAACGAATTACCTAACCAACGAAATTTGGTACACAAGGTACACTTACAAGCTCGTTTTGATTTTTTTCTTTTGTAATTTGCCATAAATTTTGTGGGTGATTTATTTTATGGCATCACCCGAGCCATAAAGAATCACTTCTTCTTTTCGTCTTTCTTCACTTCAGCTTTTGGTGCATCTTTCTTTGGCTCATCTTTTTTGGCAGGTGCCTGAGCAAAAGCGGTTACAGCAAAAGTTGCAGCTACGAGAGCGACTAATTTTTTCATAATAATTTCCTTTTAT